GAATCTACAGGTGGTAGACAGACATTTGAGATGGTGTATTACAACCAAGCATACATAGAGGGTACACAGATATTTACTATGAACATTATTGACCAATGTATGCGACCAGATTTAGTTATGGGGCAGATGTATCAGAACTTACATTTAGTTGCTGGACTTGACCCTGCATCATCTGGTTACCAAGCTGCAGTACTTTGGGGTATAGACCAATACAAAGGTGAGTTATACCTAGTTGATTTAGAAAATAAAAAAGGTGGAGGTATTAGAGCTGCACTTGACCAAATGGCTGTATGGTTACACGAGTACGATTGTAGACATTGGATAGTAGAAGAAAACGGTTTTCAGTCTGCAATTAGACAAGATGCAAGCATAAAAGAATTTACATTACGTACTGGTATTACTGTACAAGGACATCTTACAGGTAAAAACAAACATGACCCATTGTATGGTGTAGGTGCTATGGCAGACTTATTTGAAGATAGACGTATACACTTACCTGTCGGTGATGGTGTGTCAAATGCAAAAGTACAGCAATATAGGCAACAACTGTTATACTTTGATGGTAAACCTGTTTCAAAGCGAAATAAGGAAAAAACTGATATAGTTATGGCTAGTTGGTTTCCTATGAAGGTTTTTAGGCGTATGCAAAAAGAGCATACTGCGGACATGGGTTTAGACTATAATCCTAGTTATGGGGAATACAAAATGACGGAGATGAACAACGCACCATGGGAATAGAAAACATAGATGTAAAAAATTATAAAGAAGTTATAGCTAATGCTGCTAACTTAACATCTGGTAAAAACGTACAAGATAGACAAGTTAGTAAAGCTAGAATTAAAGCTATTTTAAATGGTGGGCCAGATGGTATTAAAGCATTACTAGGTGACACAATGGAAAGCTCGGATGCTGATTTACTACCAGCTCCTAACATGTTGCAGTCTGGTATTGACCGACTTGCACAAAAGATTTCAGGTGTACCTCAAGTACGAGTAGATGTACCTAATGAAGTAGATTCTGCTAGAGCAAAAAATCGTGCAGAGAAACTAGAACGTATTGTTACTAGCTATGATGAGAAACAAAACCTTAACTTACAGTTAGCACAAGCTGCTAGGTGGTTACCAGGTTATGGTTTCTGTGCATGGGTTATCTCAACAAAAAGAGATGCTAACGGTTATTACTATCCATCAGCAGAACTAAGAGACCCTTTTGATACATTTCCAGGAAACTTTGGACCTGACCAAAAACCAAGAGAGTTAGCTGTTGTACGTAGAGTACCTAGATATAAACTAGCTCAAATCTATCCTGAGTTTGCTAAAGAGATTTTAAAACAAGATGACGAGGATGATACAGGTCAAGAGTATCAAGACTATGCAACACCGTTTATGTCATATGACACTAATCGTGAACAACAATGGGAGGATAATACTTCTCAAGGTGTAAGGATTATTGAATATTATGACCAAGGTGGAACATACATTATATTTCCTGAAAGAAACTTAATATTAGATTTTATACCTAATACATTAAGTACACCTCCATTTGTATTTGTTAAGCGTGTATCTTTTGACCAACTTAAAGGTCAGTATGACCACGTAATAGGTTTAATGGCTATGATGGCAAAAATAAACATTATGTCAGCAATAGCTATGGAAGATAGTGTTTTCACAGAAACTAACATATCAGGTGAGATAGAAAGCGGACAATACCGAAAAGGTAGATTTGCAATAAACTATTTGTCACCAGGTACTCAAGTTTCTAAACCACAAAACAATATGCCGTATCAGTTGTTCCAACAAGTCGATAGATTAGAAAGACAACTACGTATGGTAGGTGGTTATCCAGTTACTGATGACTCACAGTCACCTAACTCTTTTGTTACTGGTGCAGGATTATCAGAACTTAACTCAACTATGTCATTAATGATTAATGAGTATAGAGAATTAATTAAAGTTGGTTTAACAGAGATGGATGCAAAAAGATTAGAGATGGATACAATCATGTCTTATCAAACAGGTATTACTAAGAAACCTATAGCAGGTTATTTAAACGGTACTGCATTTTCTGAAAACTATCAACCATTAGTAGATATTGGTGGAGATTATAGAACAAGACGTATCTATGGTGTTATGGCAGGATTTGATGAGCCACAGAAGATTGTTACTGGTCTACAGTTACTACAAGCTGGTGTTATAGATATAGAAACATTACAAGATAATATTGATGGTCTTGAAAATGTAGCTAAGGTACAAGAACGTATTAGAAAAAATAAAGCAGAAACTGTTTTATATGATTCAATACTTGCTAGGTCAGCACAAGGTGACATGCAAGCAACAATGGCTGCAATAGCTATATATGAAAATCCAGGTAATGTACTTGATATCCTAAGACAGTTTTACACTCCTGAAGAGCCACAGATGACACCTGAGCAAATGGCTATGATACAACAACAACAAATGTTAGCGCAACAAGGTGGACAACCTCCTACTGTTGCACAAGCATTAGGAATGTAATGGATTTTGTAGAGAATGAATTTTGGGACATGATTTATCAAGAATACGGTGTAACTGACGAATTAGATATACTTTCAGAAAATGTAACTGAAATTATAACTCCACAAAAAGGTATTATTATATTAATAACAAAGGAATTTTATAATGGGAAAGAATCGTACTAGAGGCGGCTATAGACAAGCTAGTAATCCTGCACCTGTATCAGCACCAGGTCCTGGAGCAGGCAAAGGAATGAATAGAACAGATGGTGGACCAGGTTCTGCAAAAATACCTTTAAAACAACCTATACGTAGATTACCTAATGCAAAATCTGGAGAAAATAAAGCTTTTGTAGAAGGACAACAAGCAGTTAATGGTTTATCTAGAACTGCACCTACAGGAGAACAAATAGTAAAACAAAATAAACCAGAAGTATTTACAGGTACAGAATTAGTAACACAAGACCCTAGAGCTGGTGGAGCTACAGGACAGAGTATTGGTATTGAAGAAATTGCATCTGCACAGGATGATGTAAATATTTTACTAGATGTATTAGATGCAAGAAATCAAAACAATATATATATTAAACAATTAAAAAATACACGCGCTAGACAAAATTATAACTTCATTACATAATGTTTAATGATATCTATGATATAGAAAACTTTGGTAATCAAAGTCAACGTCAAAAAGCACGTTATAAACAATATAATGATTACCTAGACGCAAATCCTAACTTTGAGCAAAGGTTTTTAGCCTTTACTGAACGTTATGCTGTATTACCTCCTGAAATACTTAAACCATTAGCAGAATCCGATATACCTGTAGACGCAAAGTCAGTACAAGATTTAACTGATTTATTTGTACAAGAAAAAGCTGTACAAGCTGCTAATGACTGGGCAGAAGTATCTAAAGATTATAAGTCTAAAGGATACAATGACGACATGACTATGAATATGTTACAAGTTTTTGGTATAGGTTATTTAATTGATAATGGTCTTTATGTTGCACGTAAAGCTTTAGAAGCTGTTACACCATTAGAAATACCTGAAGATGGTGGAGAATTTGATACACCAATAGGACAAATTGATTTAACACCTGAAGAGTTTACAAATCCAATAGAATTTGCAAAAAACTTATCTTTGTGGACTATAGCTACATTTGATGCAATAAGTGAAACATATGCTAAATATACACCTAGTTATCGTAGTTCTATACAAAAACCATTTATTGATAAAACAACAGGTGAATTAGTTACACCAGAAGAATATGAAGCATTAAGTCCTCTTAAAAAAGGATTACTTGGTATACCTGGTCTTAACTTATTGTTACCTGAAAACAAAGCTTTATTTAATGGTAGAACCTGGGCATATGCACAACAGATGAATGCTATGGATGAATACATGGAAAGAGGCGAAACACAAGAATATGCTCAACAATTTATACCTATTGACTTCCGTACTACAAATGTACAAAGTCTTGGCAAAAAAGGTGGTTGGTTACAAGAAACTAAAGATTGGATTTCGTTTGCACAAGAAGCTAAAGATAAAGGTGGAGAAGCTTATTTATTTGAAATGCTTAATCAAGTACGTTCTAGTCAACCAGTAAACTACAATAGAAACAATATTATTACTGTTGAAAGTTTAATGGCTAAAGATAGTCAAGGTAATTACAAACCAGAAATTCTTGAGTTAATACAACGTGGTTGGTCAGAACAAGATGCAGAAAGAATATACTATGCAAACGTAGGACAACCTATTGTTAAACCAAATGAAAATGGTGCTATACATTGGACATCCATACAAAGACCTCAACAAATAGAAGCTTTTGCTGGTAGAAAATTTATATACAATCCAGAGCTAGCACAAGAATATGCAGAAAATAAACAAGCTAATATGAATGAAATATTAGGAATACAAACACCATATTCTTCTGGTAGGTATCAAGCTTCTCTTCGATATGATGTAGGTAGTGATGAATACAAAACAATGTCTGGTTGGATTGATGGTTACGAAAGAATATTACCTGAAATAGCTGGTGGCGGAGCAATTAAGTTTTTAAAGAAAGCAAGCAAGCTTACCAAATCATTAAATAAATTAAATAAATTTGATGATACTGAATTATTTACTCCTGTTAAACGTGAAGAAATAATTACTGACTGGGTTAAAACTAACAAAGCTAATCCAGTAACAGGAGAAGCAATAGATGACGTAGATAATTTTATTACTAATTTTGATTATAAAGTAAAAGATAAAAATTTAGTTAAGGATTTAAGTGACACTGTTATTGGTGCAAGAAATAAAACTAACAAGTTACGTAAAGAATATGGTCTGTTTGGCGGTCGTGCAACAGGTATGTTTGACACAACAACAGAAAAAATAGTTAGTAAATTAACTAACGGTGGAATACTTGATAATTTAGTACAAAACAAAAGCTGGTCTCAATTAGACAACATTCCTTGGACACAAAAATTTCCTGAAAAAGTACAAGGATTAACTATCGAAATAGACAATTTAGAAGATATGCAAAGTTTATTTACTAAAATTTATAGTGACCAGGGCTTAAAACTACCTGGCATGAACGAAATATTTAAACTAGATACATTACCTAAAGGACAATCTAACCTGCTTAGTAGCGCTTTAACGGCTGCTAAAGGCACACCTGTTACAGTTCCTTCACTAGGTAGCATGGCTGGAAGAATGGCTAATAAAACTCTTAATGCTGTAGATAGTGTAGCTAACTTACCTAGACAATTTAATGCTGGTGGATTAAAAATGTTAAAACCAAAAATATTAGATGGTAAACGTGTTTTAGACAAAGAAGAATTTTATAGATGGAATAGAACAGGTGATAATAACTTAGGTAGAAACTTAGGATTTTATGCTGAATTTAGTGAAGGTATGTCACCTCAATGGCGTAAAATGTTATCTGTACAACCCTCATCATCTTTAAATTATTTTAGTAGACAAAAAGCATTTGAAACTTTAAAAAGACACTTGCGTAGTACAGGTTATGGTACAGCCAAAGCAGACATTATCTTGCAAGATTTTGCAAATATAAAAAACTGGTCAGTAAGTTCTGCTAATAAATTTGCTAAAAGATTACAAGATGCTGATTTACAGTTAGTAAAAGAACGTGCAGGTACAGCAAGATATGAAGTTATGAAACGTAGATTTGATGAATTATATAGAGATGAAACACAACTTAAAGGATATATGGCTGACCCAGAAGGTAATTTAGTCTATGATTCTTTTAGTCCTAAAATAACAAATCCAGATACAGGAGAAACACAGTTTATTCCTTCTGCAAGTTTATTATCAGAAACAGCAGACCAAGGTGCGCCATTAACAAACAATAGAATGATGAATAGGTTAATGGGTAGGTATTACACAGAAATAGAACCTTTAATATCTAAACGAGGTTTTGCTAGTAATGCATTAGATAATATGAAAAACTTAATTAAAAAAGAAGGTTTTTTTGCAGGACTTAAAATACCTACTACAAAAATAGAA